ATTTGGAGTGAATTAACTTTATCATATAAAAAAAAAGAATGTCTTGAAAAAATAATTCATAATCCATTATCTCATACTACTATTCCAGCTTTTACTATGTATATTCCATTACAATTTTGGTTTTGTAAAAATCCAGGATGTGCTCTACCTTTAATAGCTTTACAATATCATGAAGTAAAAATGAATATAATATTTAATGATTTAAATATATTACAACAATGTAGTGAATCTATAACTTATACAATAGAACCAACTATAGAAAATGCATCTTTATATGTAGATTATATTTATTTAGATACAGATGAAAGAAGAAGATTTGCTCAAGTTTCTCATGAATATTTAATAGAACAAATACAATTTACAGGAAAAGAAAAATTTTCAAGTAAACATTCATTAAATTTTAATCATCCAGTTAAAGAATTAGTTTGGGTTACTCAATTTGATTCAAATATTGCCGCAAAAGAACATTTTAATTATTCTGATACTCTTTTTAATGGTAATAATGCTAGTTACAATGATGCTTTTAATATTACTAGTGTACCAGCAAATAATGATAAATTAGTGTTTTTTGTTCCTTCATTAGCAGGTGGTAATAATACAGAACAAACAATTAAATTTCTTACAACTATTTCTGGTCAAACAGCTGGTAGTAATGAAATTTTAATTAAAAGAACAGATGGAACACCTAGTGATGAACATGGAAGACTTATAAAAGCAATAAATGGTACAGCTGATGCTAATATATATTATCAAGGTCAAAATAATGGTGGAGCTATAGGCCCAGGTATAGCAGGATTAACAGCATCAGATTCATCTGTAAATACAGGAACTCATATAACATTAACTGCTAATATAGCAGGTAATATCGGTAATGTTATTATTTTTAAAAATGGAGATCAGGGTGATATTACAGGTACAAGTAATGAAGACCCTATTAATTTAACAGGAGGAAGAATTAATCAAAATCCAACAGTAACTGCAAAATTACAATTAAATGGACATGATAGATTTAGTGAAAGATTAGGTAAATATTTTAATTATGTTCAAACTTATCAACATCATACGGGATATCCAAGAGTAGGTATTAATGTGTATTCTTTTGGATTAACACCAGAAGAACATCAACCATCTGGAACTTGTAATATGTCTAGAATAGATAGTTCACAATTACATATTACTAAATCAAATGAAAATGCTGCAAATATATCAATTTTTGCTATAAATTATAATGTGTTACGTATTATGAGTGGTATGGGTGGTCTTGCTTATTCTAATTAAAACAAAAAATCTAAAATTATTTTTTTTTTTTTATAATTATTAAAATTTTTTTCTTTATATAGATTATATAAAAAAATGGGAGGAGGATTAATGCAATTAGTTGCTTATGGCGCACAAGATATTTATTTAACAGGTAATCCACAAATTACTTTTTTTAAAGTAGTATACCGTAGACATACATATTTTTCTATGGAATCTATTGAACAGACATTTAATGGAGGTGCAAATTTTGGAAAAAAAGTGTCATGTACTATTTCAAGAAATGGTGATTTAATTCATAAAGTTTATTTAGAAGTTGCATTTCCTATTGTTGCCAATGCTGATGGAATTACTTCATGGTGTGAACGTGTTGGTTTTGCTTTAGTTAAAGATGTAGAAGTAGAAATAGGAGGACAACGTATAGATAAGCATTATGGAGTTTGGATGGAAATATGGGCAGAATTAACACATAGTTGGCAACAAGATAAATGTTTACAAGAATTAATTGGTGGAACTACTCCTGATCATACTTCAGTTTTTAATGCTATGATTCCTTTACAATTTTGGTTCTGTAAGAATCCAGGTTGTGCTTTACCTTTAATTGCTTTACAATATCATGAAGTTAAAATTAATATTACTTTTAGAAAATTATCAGAATTAACTTTAGGATCAATTGTAGGAACAGGAGATATTATAAATGCTTCTGTTTATGTTGACTATATATATTTAGATACTGATGAAAGAAGAAGATTTGCTCAAGTTTCTCATGAATATTTAATTGAACAACTTCAATTTACTGGAGAAGAATCTACTGATGAAATACATACATTAAATTTTAATCATCCTGTTAAAGAATTAATATGGGTAACAAGATTAAATTCTAATACTACTTCTGATAACTCTGGTAATAAACATTTTAATTTTACTAACTCTGATGCTAATCCCACTTCTTCTGCTAAATTACAACTAAATGGTCATGATAGAATGTCTATTAGAAAAGGTAGTTATTTTAATTGGGTTCAACCTTATCAACATCATACTGGTTATCCTAAAGTTGGAATTAATGTTTATTCTTTTGGTTTAACACCCGAGGAACATCAACCTTCAGGTACTTGTAATTTTTCAAGAATAGATAATGCACAATTACAAATTTCATATAATCCTAATATTCCACCATCTAAAACATCTATTTATGCTATTAATTATAATGTATTAAGAATTATGAGTGGTATGGGTGGTCTTGCATATTCTAATTAAATTTTAACTGTTTCTAAATTGTTATTCAAAGATATAGTTTTCAATTTGATATTCTTCCATATATTATTTAAAAAATCTAAAATAGGTAAACTAAATAATATTATCTGAGGACCTACTATTTTAAAAGTAATAACATATAAGCTATAAAAAGGAGCAAAAATAACACATACTATTACAAAAATTATTTTTAAAGTTTTATTATTTTCAAAAATTTTGAAATCATACCAACTATGAAAACCACATGAAAACATTAATAAAATTATTGAAATAATAAGAAAACAAGTTAAAATAATAGTTCCAACATTCCATTTCTTTATTTCTTTATTAGGTGGAGGTACATAATTATTATTATTATTATTTAAATTTTCATTTGAATTATTTTCGTTTGATTTATTATTTTCATTTGAATTATTTTCATTTGAATTATTTTCATTTGAATTATTTTTATTTGATTTATTATTTTCATTTAAATTATAAATTTCCCATTTATCATTTGAACTAGTATTTATTTCACATTTATCTTTTTGTAATATGCAATTAATTTCATCATAATCTTTATTATCTTTATAAAGGAAATTAGAACAATTATTTGTATCTTCACATTTTTTTTTACAAAATTTTAAATTTTTTGCATAAATATCTTCTATTTTTATATCATCTTTATTATTACAAGTACCACTACCCGCACCGCGAATTCCGGCGCTTTCATCCAACAAAACAGCGACGGCCTCCTCCGGCTTGGCCTCCTGAGGGAGATGCCCCGGAGCGCACACGCAGTTCGGAAACGGGCAGCAGTCCGGAATGGAGGGCAGCGGTTTATTCGCGCAGGCGTCGTCGCAGTACTGGTTCAAGTCCGGGCAGGGAGGACATTCCGTTCCAATCGGTTTCTCTTTATTTATTATAAATTCCATATTATTATAATATAATATATTATTA